CGACATTGCACAAGACGAGATCATTGGGTTCATGGACACCAACAAGAATCGCTTGCGTGAGATGAGCTTGCGTATGGCAATCAAGATTGGTCAGCTGTACAAGAGCTTCCCGACCAAGTGGCAGGCACTGGCTCAGAGCACTTGTATGAAGAGTGCATAATGGTTTGATTCTTTGCAATACTGTTATTGCTAGCCGGTCAACCTTTACTGGCATTCGCATTAGCAGCAATTGCACTAATGATAAAGAGTTAAATTTTTACCCGAAGTTTTTGTTAGCTCCTTTTACTTCGGTTTCGAGCCCTACTTAGGTAGGGCTTTTTTTTGACTTCGATTCTGTAGTATGCTATACTACTTGTATGAAAACATTTACCTATGTTGAAGATTATCTAGAAGTTATTAACGGTGACCGTGATCCAAATACGGGTAAAATTTACGGACTGTTCGATAGCACTTCACCAATTGTGAGTCTGGCCAGATACGATGTACAAGTGTTGGCCAGTATGAGCGCAGCCACACAAAGCGGACGATCATTAACTGACCGGCAAGCTGAACTGGCAGTAAAGATAATTCAAAAGTATCAAAAGCAATTGGAAAAATTAGAGATCAGTATTGATCCAATACGAACTCCACAATACAGACACGGCATACGAACAATTGATCGTAGACGTCTGCTGTATATTGACAACGATCATATTGTTTTAAAGTTTCCGTATGACACAAAACTAATTGATGACTTGAGAGACCTTGCCAAAGTCAGTCAAGGAACTTGGGCATTTGATAACAATGCTCGAGCCTGGCGCTTGGCTATTACTGAAGTCAATGTTGTTGCGGCAAACGGATTCGCAACAAATCATCAATTTGAAATTAGCGAGGAGTTCTTGTCTTATATACAAGAAGTCAATCGCTGCGAACAAACTCCTTATGCAATTAAACTGATCAAGACCGATGCAGGTTTTGAAATACAAAACGCACCCGGCAGTTTAATTGATGCTATCCGCAATTACTGCGGGTTTGATTCCAGCAACGTTGACACCTTGGTTGATAATTCTGCCATATTTGGGTACACAGTAGATCAGTCAATCTTGGCCGACATAACGGTCAGGCACAATGCCAGGATCTGTAATTTAATGACGGCACAAGAATCCAAGTTCAGTCCTGACAGCGATCCTTCTATTTACACAGACTTAATTGAATATGCCAAGGCCACTGGCCGGTATCCAATATATGTGTACGAACCAGATTTAAGCGGACGTCTGTACAAAAATTTTGTGGAACAGTACTTTGATTCTGCGGATGTACAGCGAGCTACACATCTCAAACCAGAACCTGTTGCAGCACACAAAAAAGTAATTTACTTTCATAAGTACACAGCCGCGTGGAATCAACCTGTGCCTTTGCTGGTCAGTGGACAAGGTATGATGCACGGAGGAGAAAAAACTTTGTTGCTGCAAAGAGCCGAAAAGGTTGTTTATTTTGCAGCAGAAGTTTACAATAATAAAAAAACTAAACCAAGTTAATGCAAGCTAAACTAATAATCCGCGACGAAGTAAATGTAAAAATTGAAGGACTAGAGTTAAGTACAAGAACAGCTCTAGTTAAAAAATACAAGTATGAAATACCCGGCGCTAGGTATCAGCCTAGCGTTCGCCTTGGCCGTTGGGACGGTAAGGTACCTTTCTTCAATCTTGGCGGCACTACTTATATTAATCTGCTGCCCGAGATACTTCCATATCTAGATGAGCAAGGATACGATATTGAAGTAGATGACGCTAGACAGTATCGTACTACATTTGAATTTCAAGAAGTCACGGAACACAGTTATAGTCATATTGCATGGCCCAAAGGTCATCCCAAAGCCGGTGAACCCATGGAGTTGCGTGACTATCAACCTGAAATCATCAATAGATTCTTTGCCAATCCGCAATGTGTACAGGAAGTGGCCACAGGTGCCGGTAAAACAGTGGTCACAGCAGCACTAGCCGATGCAGTTAGCGCATACGGTCGCAGCATTGTAATCGTTCCTAACAAGAGTTTGGTCACACAGACCGAGGACGACTTTGTTAACATGCAACTAGACGTAGGTGTTTATTTTGGAGATAGAAAAGAATACAATAGAACCCACACTATTTGTACCTGGCAAAGCTTAAACAATTTATTAAAGAACACGAAGAACGACGAAGCTGATATCACCATTGGAGAGTTCTTGGAAGGTGTAGTTGCAGTTATTGTGGACGAAACACATCAAGCCAAAGCAGATGCTCTTAAAACATTACTAAGCGGTCCGTTTGCACAAGTGCCTATCCGTTGGGGGTTAACTGGCACCATACCCAAAGAAGATTATGCCAGACAGAGTATCAACTGCATGCTTGGACCAGTGGTAGGACAACTAAGTGCCAGTGAACTACAAGAAGCCGGACACTTAGCTCAATGTCATGTGAACGTGGTGCAGTTGGTTGATCATAAAGAATACACAAACTATCAAAGCGAACTAAAATACCTTGTTGAAACCACAGAAAGACTGGATTACATTGCACAATTGATAAGTACTATAGTTGATTCGGGCAATACACTTATCTTGGTAGACAGAATCAGTGCAGGCAAGGAATTGGCCAGCAGATTACCAGGCAGTGTGTTTGTATCCGGCGCAACCAAGGCCGGGGAGCGCAAAGAACATTATGACGAAGTGGCAGAGGCGTCAAACAAAATCATCATCGCCACTTACGGCGTTGCTGCTGTTGGTATCAATATTCCCCGCATTTTTAATCTTGTTTTATTTGAGCCTGGCAAATCTTTTGTTAGAGTTATACAAAGCATCGGTCGCGGTATTCGTAAAGCTGCTGATAAAGATTTTGTCCAGATCTGGGACATCACAAGTACCTGTCGTTTCGCAAAAAGACATCTAACAAAAAGAAAAGCCTTTTACAAAGAGGCTAACTATCCTTTTACTGTAGAAAAGGCCGAGTGGCAATGAGAAAAAAAATAATGATTACTGGATGCAGTTTCTCTGCGCCCAGCACCCGGCCCGAATTAAAAGGTACTAGCTGGGGAGAAAAATTAGCTGCAAAATTAGATTGGGATCTAGTACATCTAGCCAGACAAGGCATGAGCAATGGTGGCATTAGAGTAATGATCGACGAGATTGTTCGTCAGCGACCAGACTTTGCCATTGTTGCGCCCACATTTCATGACCGTATGGAAATACCAGCTGGAGCAGCACCGTACATACCGCCTAAGAATGAAAACAAAGGATGGAACAGCGACTTACAAAAACACCTGCAAGAAAATCATGGCACAGGATATGATCCCGTTGCTGGTGTTGACAATATTAATTTTGGTAATAATCCTTACAGGATGATATCGGAAACTATTTTTAGTCTTGCAGAAAATTACGATCATCACTATCGCTCGTCCAAGCTAGACCGGCACACACAAGACGCAGTCAAGCAATATGTAAATTTTCTTTACGACAGCAATTGGAAACTACAGCAGGATAGATGGTTGATCAGTGATGGCGTTTTTAGATTGTTTCATGCTGGTATTCCATTCTTGCTAGTGGCATGTAATATATGGACCAGCAACACTGTGAGAGAAGCGTTTCCTTCTGTTATTCCTGATGACTGTTTTACTTTACGGTACGAGGATACTCCGGCATATGCTACCAATGCATATCCTTTTGTAGGCGAAGATCCTGGGTACCACGGCAGTGAAGCTAGTCAGGAATATCTTGCAAACAGATACTACGAACTTATAAACAAACATTATGACAGATAATACAATTACAAACTCCGAAGAAGATTTTGATTGGTTTAGGCACAACGGCATTTACATGCCCATGATCAATGATACCGGGCGCAATGTCTATTACAAACAAGCAATTGAAGCCGCGGTACCAGGCAAAGTTGTTTGTGACATCGGAACCGGCACAGGCTTACTAAGTATCCTGGCAGCAAAAGCTGGTGCAGAAAAAGTGTACAGTGTGGAGATGGATCCTGGTAGAGCCGACTTTGCTAGAAAAATTATTCACCAAGTTGGTTTGTCTGATCAAATTGAAGTGATTCACAAGAACTTCTTTGATACAGACATACATGCTGACATTTTTGTATCTGAAACAATAGGCACTCCAGTTTTCAACGAGGATATCATTGCAATAGCACAACACGCCACACGACACGGCGGACAGTTTATTCCTGGAAGCTTTGATCTATGGTTAGAAATTTATGATGATCACCCAATCTTTCCGTTGGTCATGCCAGGGTCAGCAGCGTTTGAATTTCAACCTGATATCAACATTGATCCCAAGTTTGAAAAAATAGTTAACGACTCTTTTCAAGCTCGGCACCCACTAGACTCAACTGTGTATCGTGCTAGTTATATACAAAATTTGTTTACTGTATTGCCTAGTTTTACTGATTTAACATTAACTAAACTATATCAAAGTGATGTAATACGTATTGACTTAAATGAATCAGTGGATATTAACAATATTAGTATTACTGTACCGGCAGAAAAACTTCCCACAAATACTTTTGTTGCGGTTTTATTTTGGCGAGCAAACATGTACGATAATATTGTAATGCCAGTCACAGAAACATGGTGGGGAAATCCTGCTAAAACAATTCTACCGCATTTAAGAAAATCAAATACTGATTTTAAAATGTGGTACGATCATAAAATTACCGGTTGGAGACTACAATACTAATATGAGAATACTGACATTAGAAAACACAGCTTACGAGCTAAACGAAATACCCGACGAAGTAGAAGATCTAAGATTTGCAGTGCTTGATAATTCGGATCCTCGCACCCCGGATTACTTTTATATTCCTTTAATTTTTTTAGAAAGTTTCAATAGTCCGGCCCTGGTTTTACGTATTGGGGAAAACGTAATCAAAATGCCAGTGGATTGGCATGTATTAATTGGTGAACCGGATCTAGGCGATCTCGAAGTGGTTCCGTTGACCAGTATCAATGATAGAGGATTCAGTGTATATTGTTTTAATCCATTGAGCAGTTTTAGGCCCGAATTCGCACAAATTGAAATAGTGGACATTTACCAAGATGTCAAATGGTATTTCCCTAAACTTAAACCTGGACAACTGTTGGCTATTCCATTGGAATCCGGTGTTGAAAAACCCTTGTGCGCTTATTTTGTAAAAGACATATCCAGACAAAGTGAAGTGGTTGACTATGCCAAGTGCTGGTAAGGCATTAGCAGTTGTTGCACACCCAGACGATTGCATTATATTTGCTTTGCCTTTCATTGAATATTATTCAAATTTTGATTGGCACATTGCTTACCTTACATATACCAAAGTAGATCCGCGAGCGCAAGAAGTTGAAAAATTTTGGGCACAAAGAAACGTCACATGCGAATTTTTAGGATTCGTGGATGATTATCAGGATCAACAAACACAGCAGTTTAATTTTTGGGATCCCACAGACGCAAAGCAAAACATACATCGAGTAATCAATGCTGTACAACCGGTGTTGGTACTAACGCACAACCAAGACGGCGACTACGGGCACATACATCATAAGCTTCTTTATGATATAGTGGCCAAAGTTGATCGCCCACAAATTTATTTTGCCAGCACATTCAACGCAACAGACGAATTCGAAGCTCAGGAATACAATCTTGATGACTTGCCAATACATAAAAATGTGATTGAAGGTTTTCAAGACAGACTCATTGGCAGGTATATAATAACAGATAGAGCTAGAAGTTTTTTATCATGCAAATAAACTGTTTCGCTAAACCTGTTCCTCACATGGTGATTGACAATTTCTTAGGTGTCAAAAACAATAACCGCATATTAAGTATGATAGCTGCGGTTGAAGATAAAATGATTGATGCGGAAATTATTGATCACGGCGTGAGAAGAGTCGACCACGGATTCAGAAAAAATTTAAACTTGTGGTTAGATACATTTGATGACAGTACTTTGGATATTATGTCCGTTTTTACAGAAAAGTTTTTTCATTCTAGTATAGAACAAGCAGTGTCTAAGATTCCAGAGTTGAGTCATTTTGTTGGATCACACTCAAGAAACTATAATATGGTTTTGAGTAGATACCACTCAGCTGATTTTTATAAATGGCACACTGATGGCGGCGGGCATGTGACTTGGAATTACTTCTGCTATCAAACGCCCAAACAATTTGTTGGAGGCGATTTTGAATTGAGCAGCGGACTTTATCAACAAGAACGAACGGAAACAACTACCATAGAATGTGTAAACGATAGATTGGTAATTTTTCCTGCAATGTACCAACACTCAGTGACACCCGTGTCTGCTGAAGATAATTTAAGTGGATTAGATTGCAGGCACAGCATACAGGTATTTTTTTCATGACAAGTCAACTTGAACCAGGCGCCAGTTATGTATACGAGCGTGATGGTGCTCGAGTATATGCTCGAAAAATAGGTGAAACGGAAAGAATACTGATAGGCGAAGATTATGATTTGGACGATAGACGCCGCATTACACAAATAGTCGAAGAGTGGGCTCCAATAGTACAAGCAGCCGAGCATAACCCTGCTTTACAAGATGCACTTGAACGTGCTAAAATTATATACGAACTTAGCAAAACACAAGAACCATTATTTCATCATCCGGTATGAGCGACAAACTAAACATAAACAACGAAATGCGAGCCTTTGACAACAAGGACAGAGACTTCTATAAAAATCTCACAGAAGAAGAAAGAAAAAAGTTCAGCAATTTTCTTATGATTCGTTGGGGATCCAGTGTACAAGGAAGTGCAGAATTGCAGCAGTACTATTTGCTTTCGTGCAATGAAAACCTAAACAAACACTTTTTTGACCTAGCACGATATCCAGAACTACAGTGGGCCGCAGCAACCACAGTCAGTCCAGGCATGGGCACATTTAGACACGACTGGATCAAACAAAAGAAACGTGACAGCAGTAATAACAAAGTTGTTAAATTTTTAAGGCAAGTGTATCCGGATTACAAACAAGACGAACTAGAGTTGTTGGCTCAAATCAACGACATCAGCGACATAAAGAAACTAGCTAGAGAGCATGGATGGGATGACAAGCGAATCAAGTCAGAGCTATAAGTGTAAATATTGTGATAAAGAATTCAGAAAAGAAAGTACACTGACAGCGCATCTGTGCGAACAAAAAAGACGCTGGCAACAGGAATCTGAAACAGGGGTACAGTTTGGACTTAGAGCATATTTACAATTCTACGAAACTACACAAGGTAGCGCACGGCTTAAAAGCTATAGCGATTTTGTTGCAAGTCCGTACTACAATGCTTTTGTTCGGTTCGGCAGATACCTGGTTGCTGTTCGCTGTGTTAATAGCAACAGTTTTACAGAATGGTTATTAAAAAATAACAAGAAATTAGACTATTGGTGTAAAGATAGTTTCTATGAGGAATGGCTACATGAATATGTTAAAAAGGAAGCAGTCCAAGATGCGCTCGAGCGTGCCCTCAAAACCATGGAAGAATACACCAATGGAGATAGTGGCCTTGCTACTTACAGCCATTATTTTAAGTACGGGAATCATAATAGGATTTGTCATCATATTACCACTGGCCGCATTAGTCCTTGGATTGTTTTTAATTGTACTAGCGGTATTGAGTTTCTTGAGTGTCTGGATGAAGGGCTTTTGGCTATTATTATTCCTTGGATTGATCCTGATTATTGGAATCGTAAGTTCGCGGATTACGTAGCCGATGCAGAGTGGTGTAAACATGTTCTTAACGAAGCCGGACTATGAAATTTAAGTCAGACATTGATATTGACGTAGCTGATAGAGATCAGGCACTGGCAGTGCTTGATCACACCGCAGCAAGTATCATTCGCGACGGTAAAATCGCCAAACACAATACTGGTGTATATTTTACACCCGTTCCTGTGGATCCTTTTACTGGTCGATCAAGCTTGGATTATGAAGCGGCTGAAGATCGCGGCTACGTAAAAGTAGACATTCTTAATGTTGGGTTATATTCTCAGATTAAAAATGAACAGCATTTACAGCATCTGATGAGTCAGGAACCGCTTTGGGATTTACTGTTAGCCCGAGACTTTTGCAGTCAACTGATACACATTGGATCGCACTACGACACGCTTGTTCGCATGCCTGAACCAGTTAATAGTATTCCTAGACTGGCCATGTTTCTTGCTGTTATAAGACCCGCCAAGCGTCATTTGATTGGACGAACCTGGCGAGAAGTTGCTGAAACTGTCTGGGAACGTCCTACCGGGGACGAGTATTATTTTAAAAAAGCTCATGCTGTGGGATACGCACACTTGGTTGCTGTTAATATGAACTTGATTTGCGAACAAGTCAGTACAGAATATTTCTAACCCACTTTACGTACTAGAGTAATCGATCTACGTTTGCTGCGTTTGGCAGCAATTTCTTTTAGGCTCACTTGCGGGCCAAATTTGATTTCCACATCTTTGCTGTTCATGGTTTTGACCACGCTTCTAAACGGAGTCCACTCCTGTTTCAAAAACACGTTTATTGGTATCAATCTGTTGCTTTCCCACCACCACATTTCGGCCAGCTCTAAAAACTGTTGTTTTTGATCCAGAGTTTTCAAGGCGCCGTAGTCGTATATAGTAGTAATTACTTCGTCTAAGTTTTGGATAACTCCTATATACTCATTTCCGCCGTATACAAGGTAAGTTAAGAATGGATATTTTTTTAATAATTCTGTGTAGTCGGGTTCAACCATTTTTTCCATAAATACAAGATAATGCAAATCCAAGCTTATTTATATTCCAATATTGTCCGTGTCCAAATTTGGGATCCTGCTATATTTTCACCAAGGAACAGAGTCGTGTACAGTCGCCCTATAACCATTTATCAAGGAATTGATAACCCTTTACAAGTAGTAATCAAAAATCAAGATCAAAAATCTGTAAATTTAACAGGTTATTTGGTACAATTGGACATTCAAGATCCAGTAAACCAAGCCAGTGTAAACAGCTTGGCAATTACAATTACAGATTATGCCAAAGGATTGGGCACAGTTACTATTCCTAGAGAAGTTGTAAATGTTCTTGATCAAAGAATTTATAAAATTACAGTAAAATTGATTGATGACAACACAAATAGAGAGCGTCCTTTGTATGTGGATGACAATTATGGAGCTAGCTTGGATTTAGAAATATTACCAGCGTGGTACGAGAGCGTAACAGTTGATCCACCACCTGATGAAGTTATTGACGGCGGAACAATATAATATGACAACACCATTAAGACAGTTTATTTTAAAAAGAGGCAATACTAGTGTAAGCAGCACTTATACAGGTCCAGCTGGCGAAATTACATATGAC